CTTATTATTAATTATTTATATATATTATTTTTCTTCTTTTAGGAACTAAAGGAAGGAAAAAAGAAAAAAAAAGAAAAAAATATTTTAAATGCGTAAAAACGCAAATGAAAAATAATAATAAGAAATATAGGTTTTACGTTCCTACGTTCCTAAATCATTTTTACCCTGAAATTTTAACATTTGGAAAATTCAAAAAAAAGTTGGAGGTTTGTAGAACGTTCGGAAAATGAAAAAATGATATGCCAGCACCAACAGGAAATACATACTACTTGCTAAGAAAATCTTGCGGAGCTTCGAAAATATTCGAAACACCAGAGATATTCGAGGATAAATGCAATGAGTATTTTGAGTGGTGCGTTAATAATCCGATACAAGCAGAGGAGATTCATAATACCAAGTTGGGGGTTGAAAGAGTGATGGTTGATAAAGTTCGAGTGTTCACAGTGTTAGGACTGTGTAATTTCTTAGGAATAGCTACAACAACGTTTTATGAGTACGAAAAGCGAGAAGATTATAAGGAAACCTTTACACGTGTACAGGATGTTATCAAGATGCAGAAGTTTGAAAACGCTGCTGTTGGGCTGTTAAATCCTAACTTTATCGGCAAGGATATTGGTTTAGTAGACAAAAAAGACCTATCCTCAACCGACGGTACTATGACCCCGAAACCTACCGTTGTGGTCCAGGATAATAAAACAGCCGAAGAAGTTAATAAGCTTATGGGCGGTAAATGATAAATTCGTTTTGATTGATTTTGATCGATTGTTAAGGAAAGCTCTATATACGTATAGGGCTTTTTTTGTAACTTAATTTATATTGTTTCTAAATAGTTTTATGATTAAATTTGCTTCATGTTTAATTTAAAATCAATTAAAAATGAATGAAATTCAAATCAACGGAGAAACTTACATTAAGAAAGAATTAATGTCAGTTTCGGGCGATAAGCCAATGGTTATGATACGTACCTATTCAGCTGGTGTATTCTATGGTATTTTAGATCGTAAAGAATCGACTCTTGCAGGAATGGAAGTTACAATATTAAATGCTCGTAGAGTTTGGCAATGGTCAGGAGCGGCTTCTTTATCTCAATTATCACAGGAAGGAACTTCTAATCCAGACGGATGCAAATTTCCAATGGCTGTTAATTCAATTGATTTAGTTGCAATTGAAATCATTCAAATGACAGAAAAGGCAGTTAAATCATTAAATTCTGTTAAGGTATGGAATCAATAATAAGATACGGGAAAGGCTCTGGCTCTGGCGATGGCGATGGCGATGGCTATGGCGATGGCTATGGCGATGGCTCTGGCTATGGCTATGGCTCTGGCGATGGCGATGGCTATGGCTCTGGCTATGGCTCTGGCTCTGGCTCTGGCTCTGGCTCTGGCTCTGGCTATGGCTATGGCTATGGCTCTGGCTCTGGCTCTGGCGATGGCGATGGCGATGGCTCTGGCTCTGGCTCTGGCGATGGCGATGGCGATGGCTCTGGCTCTGGCTCTGGCGATGGCGATGGCGATGGTTCTGGCTAATAATTAAAATATTTTTCATTAACTTTAAAGCGAGATTATTATCTCGCTTTTTTTATTAATATGAAAACAACAAATGTATTCTCAAAAAATATCGAAGCTTATAACGCTAAATCAAAGCTTATAATCAACCAGGGAGGGACTAGTTCATCAAAGACTTTCTCAACGCTTCAATTGCTTTATTTAATAGCCTTGTATAGCGAAAAGAGGCTTGTAATATCAATAGTATCAAAGACACTCCCTCATTTAAAATGTGGTGCAATGCGCGACTTTGAAAACATCCTGATAGGTGAAGGTGTCAATATTGATGAAGTCAAAAATAAAACCGATCATATTTACACCATTGGTAAAACTTTGATTGAGTTTTTTGGAGCAGATAATGCAGCCAAAGCCCATGGTCCCAGGAGAGATATTTTATATTTGAATGAGTGCAACCATCTAAGTTACGATGTATATACACAGCTGCGCATACGTACAAGTTTATGCACATTTATTGACTTCAACCCAACTGCTGAGTTTTGGGTGCATACCGACGTTATACCAAAGGAAAAGCATGTATTTATCAAATCAACTTATCTGGATAATAATTACCTGGACGAATCTATTATTGAGCAGATTGAGAGCCGCAGAGATAATGAAAACTGGTGGAGGGTGTACGGCCTTGGAGAAGTTGGAAGATTAGAGGGTGCGATTTTAAGTTATGAATTTGGTCAGTTTGATAATACATTACCTTTTGGTTATGGGCTTGACTTCGGGGTAAAAGACCCGGATGCTTTAGTCAAATGCGCTGTTGATAGCCGATTGAAAATTATATACTGGAAAGAAGAATTATATCAAAATGGATTATCAACAGGCCAACTTGGAAAATCAATATTAAGCCGTGGTGTAGGTAGTAAAATGATTATTGCGGATAGTTCAGCTAAGAGGACGATACTTGATTTAAGAGGGCTTGGGTTAAATATCAGGGGCGTTTCTAAATCTCCTATTGTAGATGATATTAAACTACTTCAAGGTTATGATATTGTTGTAGACCCCGAAAGTTATAATCTATCAAAAGAACTAAACAACTGGCTATGGCTTGATAAGAAAGGCGAAGTGCCCATGGACGATTGGAACCATGGTATTGATGCCGGAAGATACATTGCAAAAACTATGATTAAGCCATTTTCAAAAAGCAACGCAGTATCAACTCGCGGGGGTCGCAGGAGGTAATTTATATTGTTTCTAAATAGTTTTGGTTGTATATTTGGGGAAACAATTAAAATTAATTTTTATGAATGCAGATAAAGCAAGAGAATTAGCGGATAAAGTAGAGGTTGATATGGATAATGTATACCACAATATAACCAATACCGCAACTGGAGGTTTTAGATTTACTTTCTAAACGCTATTAAAACAGGAACAACAAAGCGAACTTATAAGTAAAGGTTATAAGTTATCTTTAGTCTTACACCCTTTTGATAGGCACGAAGTATATAAAATAGAGTGGTAGCATGACACAACCCAAAAAACACAAAGCTGAAACACTCCTCTCTAAATACGGAGAGGAGGTTTTTAATAAAACAATAGAATACTTTTGCGAGAACGGTATGCATTGCACTATTGAAGAGTTTGAAAAGAAGTTGGAAGAGATTAGTAACGATCAAAATAAAACGATATGAGTGATTATGTACATAAAAAAGTATTAAGGTATCCTATACAAGGATTAATGGACAAAATAAATGTAAAAGAACCTTATGATTGTGAAGATTATTTAAAAGAAAAACTAGGTAATCTTTATAATAGAGATAAAGGTTTTGAAATAGAAGGAACTGATAAAGATTGGTATCTGGATTTTGTATATTATTATACTTATGGTGAGCAATCAGGTGATTTTGGTAATGTTAGAATAGCAACAAACAAGGAGTTTAAATTATTGCTACCATATTTAGAAAGGGTATTTGATGATGTTATTAAAAATAAATTAAGAGCAGTTGAATATTGTTATTATAACTGCTGTGAATGTTCAGATTATTATAATCTACCAAAAAATAATGATGATAGTTTAATCATTAAAGATATTATTAAACAATCAAAATAAAACGATATGAAAGAATTATTTGAAGCAGCCGAAAAAAAAGGGCTGAAAGTAGTATTTGGATTGGAAGCACAAGGGCATATTCCGACCATAGAAGCCGAGCTAAAAAGAAGGAATGAAGATTTTGAGAATGACTACCCTGAACATAAGGGGAAGAATGCAATGACTTACAGTAGGCATGTATGGGAGGATATTGGAAAGCAGATTGGTTGGTGTTCGTTCACAGCAGCCCTTTCTTATTTCGAGTATCTTAATGAGAAGCAGAAATAGTATAGCTATCGAGCAAGAAAATTACGAGCTTGCCGGAGAACTTCACAAACAAATAGAAGCTTTGAAAAATGAAAGTTCAACACACAACGATTAATAATTACATTGCCGGAATAAATAAAGAGGAGGTTGATTACGTGCTTCGTTACGGCAAACTTCCTCCTGTTGATTATTTCAATATAGGTGCATTGATTAAGAAGCCATTTGGTGTTGTAAAAGATGCTCAGCATTTGTTTAATAAAGTAGGTGCTAAATTTGATAAGTACATTGAATTACTTTATGAAACTTTTGATATTGATATTCGAAAGATAGGTAACGAGAGCGTTTATAACATCCATTCGTCAAGGTTGTGGATGAAGGAAGAAGTTGACAAGATAAATAAATTAGAAGCTGATAATTTAGGATATGAGCCGACATATGAAGAAGCAGCAGCAGATATTGACAGGTTCAATATGTACGGCAACTATCCTCAGTTTAGAAACCTTGCAGGAACAGGAGATTATGACAAGATTGAGCAGATAAAAAAATGGCCTTATGAGTTTTGTTTTATGGAAATGAAATATAATAAGGACGTAAACGAATACGAGAAAGAAGTTTTTAGAATTAGGAATTTAAAGAATAAGTAAATGAAACTAACACTAATAATCATCACCCTTTCAATTCTGCCATTTATTCACTATTGGCTTATAAAAAAACTATTCGCTTACAAATGGCTTGTAAATTCTATCCTTTACCCATACCATAATCGAATGTTAAAAAAACAATTAAGACTTAATCATCTAAATAAAAATGTCGACATGTGGTTTGAATGGCAAAATAAATGGTTTGTCAATTATTGGTTTGGGCGTAAGCTTCATAAAATTATAGCTGATGAGATCGAAAGAGTAATGAAGTAATTTATATTAATATGAAAATAAAAGATATTATTAAAAAGGTATTTTCTTTTAAAAAAAATAAATGTTTTTTAAAAGAAGCATCTTATGAAAATAAGGTAATGAAAATAGAATACACTAATGGGGTTATAGAGGAATATTACGGCAGCGGTACTGTATGGAGGGTAATACCACACATGCAAAGGTGTTCAACACCTATAGAAATGTATTTAAGCGAAATATATAACTACATAAAGCATTATGGAAACACATATCCAAATTCACATAAGAGTAAGTAATTTATATTGTTTCTTAATAGTGTTTGTGGTACATTTGCTATTATTAACAATCAAAATCAAAACAAGATGAGCAAAGAAACAATTGAACAAATTAAAAAGATTCCTGGAGTTAAAGTTGTGACTTCGGTAAGTGAACAATTCCCAAATTCAGAGAATACTGTTATCGTAGTATTTGAGCCTGAGGTTAATTACAAGGATTTAATTTTGCAAGCCTTTATGGATGGCCGGCTTTTAGAATATAAAGATAAGGGATCATCTGAATGGAAGCTGTGGAGTAAAGATACATTCGATTGGGGCACATACGACTACCGCATAGCTGACCCATCAGAGCATTGGCTTGGAGCAGTTGCTGACATCAATAAGTCTTTGGCAAATAGGATTATGGAGTGGTTTGGGAATAGTGTTACGTATGAGAGGTTTTAATTATGATACAGAAATTAGAATTAAAACATGTAGCACCTTATTTGCCATATGGATTGCGAGTTCAGTTTAATGACGGATTAGGCGAATGTGTTAATTGGGTAGTAAGCCCAAATAAAGATGCCTTATATACGCTTTCAGATAATGAACACATTCAAATAGAAAATTTATTTAATGAAATAGAGCGAGGAAGTGATTATAAGCTTATATTACATCCATTTTCAGACCTCACAAAAGAAATAGAGGTTAATGGTGGGAGGTTTGTGGCGGTTGAAAATATGGCTGAAAAATGGGTTAAAATATTTGGTGCAATAAATGAGGAAGCATACAGGTCATTTATTAATAATTTATCAAATGATAAAGGCTATGATTTATTGCCTCATTGGATGTTTCAGGATTTAATTAAATGGAACTTTGACGTATTTGGTCTTATTGAATCAGGTTTAGCAATTGATATTAACGCTTTAAAAATAGAATCATGATAAGAAAAGGATTTGATAAGAAAGGTAATAAGATTTACTTTGATGCAAAAACAGGATGTAAATATAATCCTGTCAGAATTAAGCCTAAAAGGCAAAGTTTTATTCCAGATGGAATTATTGGTAGATTCATTAAGCCAATGTATCAACAAGTTTGGGAAGGAGAAGCAAGAAAAAATATATTAGGCGGAGGGGTTTCAGTTTAATTTTAACATTTAGTATAATTTTAAAAGGTAGGTGCTGGTAACATCTACCTTTTATTTACAAAGTACCTATAAAAATAGGTTTTAATTGTGAACACTAAAGGATGTCCGAGTTTAGTCGCTGTGAACATCCTTTTTTTTGTTTCCAAACTTTTATTTTTATTTAATCCAAATAAATATTAATTTAGGGGCATGGAACAATTCGACATCATAGGAGCATTAAGAACAGCAGCTACAACAAACGGCTGGAAGTTTGATTTTGCTATTGATGATAGGAATCAGGATTTTAATATCGTAGCGTGCAATCAGCCATTTGCAGCAGGAGAAAATATTCTTTTAGCTGCTGTTAGATATACGCCTCAATTTTCAGGTGCTATTGTTTCAGAGCGTACCTTTCAAGTGCTTTTGATGTTGGGTAGGAAGTTTGACCCATCTGGCGAAAATGCTTCTTTGGATGAAACAAGCTTACAGAAATATGACAGGAGGTTATTTGAGTTACAAGGACAGCTTGAAAATTTCATAGGGGCTTTTAAATGTGACAATAATCTTGATGTTATTCCATCGAATTTTAGCTTTGCAAAGAATTTATTCGACACAAATATAGATTTCGTAATGTGTTCTAATATCCAATTTATACAATGACAGACAACCAAATTATAAAGAATTGGCTTTCATACGTACAGAAAGATTTGATTATTAATTACGATAATCTTGGACTTCGAGCCTCTGGTAATTGGGCTAATACTTTAGAGCAGTTTAATGATGTTACTGCGCAAGGTTATCATGTCGGTATAAAAGGAGAACGCTACACAGGAGCCTTGGAGAATGGAAGAAGCCGAAACTCAAATCAATCACCGGAAGCCTTAAAATCTTGGGTAGGTTGGGCAGGTTCTACCATATTGGCTCAATGGGTAGAGGATAAAGGATTGAATTTAAATCCATTTGCAGTTGCTTGGAATATTGCCAGAAATGGTTGGACTGTTCCAAATCAGAATAATGCAGGAGGTTTAGTTTCTGATGTGGTTACAACTGAAAGAGTAAGCGATTTAAATAGAAAACTTGTGCTTAATAGAGTTGATGAGTTAAGTAGTGACTTAATTAAAAGGTTGAAGTAATGGCAATAACAGCAATAAACATATCACAGGATAATATCGTTAACGGGTCGGTTTTATGCCCGGTTCATTCGCCTTTGGTATTTCTTGCTGATGTGACGTACACAGATCAGGAGCCAAGTACTTTATATGTTGATGTTATTGACACTTCCAATGATGAAGTGATAGAAACGTATAAGTGCATTCCTTTTTCTGACCCCTTGGCTAATTTAAGGCAATTTGCTTTTGTGGCCAATGATGTTATAAAAGGGTTGATGGGTTTATTCGATGATTTTGCGCAGCTTAATAACTCATTTCAATACGTTGAGGGGGTTACTAAGTTGGTAAAAATCAAATTCTATCATCCAGACAATGAGCTGGTTTTTGATGAAGTGACTATTGACCTAGTTCATGGGGCTGCGCAGTTTGGAGAGAACCCGAATTTTGTAGATATTTTTAACAATGAAGATCAGATTTATTATGCACCCGATGGTCAATTTGTTTACATTTACTTTTATAATGACGATATTGCAAACGCATTAACTATCGATAGTCCTATTGCAAATTTAGAATTTGCACAGGATTATGACGATGAGATTTTTACAGATTACGACGATACACCATTTAAAATTGATATAGCACTTTAAGATATGGCAAGGATATTTGAACAAGGGGAAGTAACAACCCCAGACACAACCGAAAAGCTGGCATCTGGTAAATCAGGAAGTCCTACAAGCAATATTACAATAGCTAATTTTGTTGCATGGCTTAATACAGTCTTAGGATTTTTTAAACTATCTAGCAATTTAGCTGACGGTGATGCGCCAGCAATGCGCACTAATTTAGATGTCTATTCGACTACCGAGGTAGATAATGAATTAGATTTAAAAGCCGATAGAACAAATGTGCTTGAGAAAGATAATACAAATTTTTATCAGCCGGCATCAAATTATCATCCAGCCACTAAAATATATGTTGATCAATTGAATGGGGCAAATATTCCTTATACCGCTGTTACTGCTTTTGGTAGTGATATAGCAAGCGCAAGTATAATAGCAAGCATGAGAGGAGGCTCTATTTTAGTGTCAGGAGAATTTGCAGGAGACGGAAGTGTTCCTGATGATGGTATTATTTGCACATTACCATTATCTTTCCCTGTATTCCCAAATACAACACCAAATATTAGATTATTATCAGGAGATTCTGCAACTGAAAATGTAAACGAGTTATATTTTGAGGGAGGTACAAGAAATATAAAAGCAATTGTTGGTTTCTCATTGAATAACAATCAATCATTTCAAGGTGTTATCCATATTCACTAATGAGCAAAATAGGATATTATAGGCTAAAGACTACTGCAACAGATGGCAGGGTGGTAACATTTTACAAGAGCGGCATTGCTTCGGGTGTGGCCACTATAAAAACCTTGGATTTTTGTTCCGGTTACAGGATATTAAAATACCTGGATTCAAAAGGTCGTTACCGTTTCTTTTCGTTCACAAATTATTACGAGGTTAATGATAGACCTCAGCAAATAGGCACAACGAATGAGTTTATTACTAACATTCTTAATGCTCAGACTAATTCAAAGAATTTAGGTTATAGGAACGAAAGAACATTATCTTTATCAGCTGAGGTAGATTCTGAGCAATTGGAAGTGTTATCTGAAATATACACAAGTCCAAGGGTTTATTTGTACGTTGGCAATGGCACAAGTGATACTTTAGCCGATTGGGTTGAATTATCGGAGATTACAGGTGATAATATTGTAAGAAGAAGAAAGCAAAAAACAGGAGTAATTAATTTACAGGCAAAACTTCCTGAGTGGTTTACTATTAAGCAGATATGAGGCTATTAAAGATAAATGGGTTAAAAGTTGATCTTGACGACAAGACAGCTATCGGTGTTACATTTCAAAGCTACGACGTTAAAAATCCTGGAGCGAGAAAAGTCAACATCACAAACTCATTTACCATCCCGGCAACGTATAATAATTTGCAGATATTCGGCAACGCTAATAATCCTCAATCATTATCAACAAAGGTATATGGAAAGAATATTCTTGATTATTGGGTAGATAATGAACAATTAATATCGAAAGCAAAAGTAAGAGTTGATTTCATTGAAGATAGGATCGGCTTATTTGTATTTCAAAAAGAGGACGTTTGGACGGCTACAAAAAAAGTATTGTGGCCTGATTTTGTTACTGACTTTATTAAATGGATGCAAGAGGAAAAAAGTTTGCCATCTAAAGAAAATCCATTTGTCGGGAATTTTACAGACTTTTTGCACCCTTACTCAATAGCTAATGAAGGGATAAAACTTTCTTTTTTCTTTAGTAATTTATACAACTACGACCCTGATAACGGTTCTGCATTTGTAGAGGATTTTAATAGTATTTATTTGCGCTATTGGCCGGAATCAGGAGATAAGGCAGATGGTGGTCACTTCTCTGTGTATTGCAAAACTATTTTTGAATATATAGAGCAAAGATATGGTGTTAACTTCCTTACTTCCGGAGGTGTTAAGAATGGCAATTTATGGGATGATGTTATAGCGAAAGCTTTGTATATTCCAATTAGGGATATTGGTATAAGATTTTCATATACTGCCGGAGTTGTTACGGGTTATTATTTTGAATACAATCAGGACTCAAAATTTTTGCCATTAAAGAACCAGAAAGATAAGGCAGGGAAAAAACTATATGATTTTATAAATGTATTCTTGCAACATCTTAACGTTATTATAGATGAGTTTGACGATAGTGTCATAAGGTTGGCTAGATTTGATGATATGGCCACACTTGCAGACGTTGTCAATTGGTCAGGAAGATATACAGGTATTCCAAAATACAAGCCCTCAATAGATGGTTATGCTCAGGAGAATGTAATTAAGTTTAAAGAGAAATACGAAGAGGCTGACGATTTAGTGGGTAGTAAAACTCTTATTTGCAATAATGAGAATTTAGACGCTACAACTAATTTGTTTGATATAGATGCTTATATCCCATCGTTTCTACAAATAAATGGAGGTATAGTGCCGGATTTATCACCCAAAGAAGCTTTCAAAACTTTTGTTTTCTTACTTGATAATGGCCTTACTGACGATGCGATTAATATCTACAATTTAGAAAGCGGAGTGTTAGAAAGTACAGCTTTCAGATTGCAAAAAACTGCTATATATAGCCTTGATGGAGAGTATAATTTATTGGATAGTATTATTAAATATCCAAAATTCTACGAGGTAAAAAGATGGCTTACTTTAAATGATATTAATAACCTTGAATTTTTCAGATTATACTGGATTAAAGAGTTAAACGGTTCTTACTTTCTTAATAAGATTAGTGGTTTTAATCCTCAGAAGTCAAAACAGGCTACTACTTTGGAGTTGATTTATGTAAGTGATAAAACACCAGTAACGCCACCGTCGTTAAATTATTGGACAGATGGCGTTGGAGATGGTTTTATTGATGGTTCGGGGGATTATTTTTTCTAGGCATTTGTCTAGCTTGAAAAAATCTGCTTAAATAAATCATATACTTAAATTGCATAAAATCAAAACCTTTGGCAATACTAGACAAATGTCTAGTCTCGCTATGCTCTCGTTAGCTTGCATTAAAACGACAAGCTAACACGTAATATAGTGTATAGCTTGTTCGTACAATTAATGAAGCGTAGTGCATTTAGTCCGTTTTAATATTTTGCCCGCCCGCTTCTGGTTTTATCAAACCAGTTAGGAACGGTACTTTGTGAACTTTGTAGCCATTCACTTCAAACGGCATAGGTTTTCTGTTAAAAGTATTGTAAGAAATGCCCTTAGCTTCGCAGAAGTGTTTTAAGTTACCCCAGCACTCAGGCACTGGGGTCATGTAAATTATTACGTTTTTTCGTTTCATTATGAGTTAAGATAATTATATACTTCTTGAATAAAGTCTTTTTTATAATCTATTCCATGAACATTTTCACATATCGGATAACCATCTTTATCACAATATTCAATACTCATTACTGTAGAAGTGTAAGGCTTAATAAACCTAACATTGTTAATTACTGTTTCAAATGAATATCTTACTGACCCAGTTGAATAATTGCTATTAACTTCTGTTGCTTCAATGATTTGTTTTTTAGTTACTTTAGATTTCATAATCGTATTTTTTATTTGTTTAGCTTTTAATTACGATGTAAATATACGACATATATTTGTATTTACCAAATAAAAATGCAATTATTTTAATAATATTTGTATTTTTATTATTCCCCCTCCCTAAAAATATTAAAACTACGGCAGTACGTTTAATGTAATTCAGTGCGTAATTCACGCTACACACCATATTACAAACGTTAACAAGTATTTAAGAATCAAACTTGACACTATCAACTTTTAGTGAAAAGCACTTATCCGTTTGCTCATAAACATAACCAATAAATTTACATGCACCTGATTTTCCGTTACGTGGTTTATATGCTTCACACATTTTGCCACAACCACCTTCTGATTTTTCGCCAACTTCGTTAAAGTGCTTACAAAAGAAATAGCAACTATCTGTTTCACGTTTTGCGAGAAATATATCCATTTCTTCAATGTGGTTTTCAATCATGTATTGCAAGTGACTTTCAATAGTGTAACAGGTATCATCATCTTGACGAAAATAAAAACGCTTGTTAACACTATGTTTATGCAATTGGGGTTTAAGTGCTAATTCATTCATAATCTATGTTTATTAAGTTTCTATTATTTTGACGGTGCAGTGGTTTCTAATCCCCAACTGCACAAATATTTAACGTTAGCAAACAACCTTCCTCCCATTATCATACTTAACATTACTAACAACTCCTATTTTATCAAGTTGCTCAAGTGTTAAAGTATGATTGATTTCATCAATTAAATTTATTTTGTCATTGGAAATAGGAATAAAAGGAACTCCTAACTCTAAACATCTTTCTTTTTGAAGCTTATTATTAAAGCTTCTTACTTTTGATACAAATGCGTCCATGGTTATTTTTTATTGGTTAATCTTTCATTTACTTTCTCAACATTTGATTTGATAACAGAAATACATCTATCGATATTTTCTGAGTCAGAAATGATTTGCTTTTTAGTAGCTTCGATTTCTTGTTTTACTTTAGTGAAGTTTTTCATATTGATTTGTTTTGACTATTTAAATACTTTTCAAATTCAGAAGTTAATTGGTTTATTTGAGGTTCTAAAAGTTTAGTTATGTCCTTACCAAATAAATGTACCTCTTCAATAATAATACCATGACCTTTATAGCCTGAAGAGTCATCATCGTTATCGCTATACCAATTTAGTTCTAATTCGAATCCGTTATAATTAAATTTTGTTTTCATCTTTTTTCGTTTTGATTGTTATTACTAATTGATTACATAACAAATATAGGTATAATAATAACACAATCCAAATATACGCATTAAATTTAACATTCTTTAACACTTCTAATTTATTTAGACTTAATAAAAATAAGTGTTATATTTGTTGTAAACATTTGGTAGTATGGCTGAAATTGTAAATTTATTCGAGGTTAACATAGATACAGATCAAGCGGTCAAAGATTTGGCAGCAAGTCAAAAGGCTGTTGATGATCTAAAAAGAGAAATTAAAGAACTTCAAAAAGCTGAGGGCGATAATTCTAAAGCTATTGCGGAAGCTACGGCTCAATTAAAAGTTGAACAAACGGAGCTCAGGAATAATACTAAACTTACTCAGTCAGCTATACAAGCGAAGAAATCACAAGAGGGCAGCGTGCAACAATTACGCGCGCAACTTGCTGCTGTGTCAATTCAGTGGCAGCGATTAAGCAAAGAAGAGCGTGCTAATACTGAGGACGGTAAAAAACTAACAGCGCAAAAAAAGGCTTTAACCGATGCTTTAAAAGAAGAAGAGGCTGCTACTGGCGATACTCGCAGGAATGTGGGGAATTATGGAGACAATATAAAAGATGCTATCAAAGGAACTGCCGGATTTGATATTTCACTAAAGGCTTTAGCTGCTAATCCGGTTGTGTTAGTGATTACGGCAATAGTTGGTTTATTTAAGCTTTTCCAAGCTGCTGTAAAAAGAAGTGAGAAAGCTACCGAAGCATTTAATAAAATAGCTGCGATATTTAAAGGTGTGTTAGATGGTATAATTAACGCTTTAGCTCCTATCGTAGAGTTTATAGGAGAAAAACTTGTGGCAGCCTTTGAGAATCCTAAACAAACAATCATAGACCTCGGAAATATAATTAAAGAGAATTTAATTAACAGGGTAAAAGCTGTTGGTGTACTTTGGGAAGCTGTTCAGAAATTATTTAAAGGAGATTTTAAAGGAGCTGCAAAAACTGCTGCCGATGGTTTTATCCAATTAGGCACAGGAATAGAAAATGGAACTGATAAAATAGTAGCCGCCGGAGATGCAATTGTCGAGTTCGGAAAATCAGTTGTTGAGAATGTGGATAAGGCTATTGATGCAAATAAAAAATTAGCCAACGCAGAAAGAGAGCTTTTAAGAATACAAAAGCAATTCGAATTACAACAATTAGTATTTCAGAAAAATGCTGAACTTCAACGCCAAATAAGGGATGACGAAAGTAAATCTATTGAAGAAAGAATTGAAGCAAATATACAACTCGGTAAAATTCTCGATGAACAATTAGCTAAAGAATTAAACCTTGCACGTAAACAATTAGAGTTTGCAAATTTAAGAAAGATAGCCGACGGCGACACTCTTGAAACTCAAGAGGCTATATTTGACGCACAAATAAAGATCGCAGAAATTGAAGAAAGAATTGCAGGGCAGCGTTCAGAACAATTGACAAATACAAACTCTTTATTAAAAGAACAAGAAGAACTTGAAATTGCTCAGCTTGAAAGATTGGCAGAAATAGCAGATAAAGAGCTTCAAATAGAAGTCGATAAGGCTATAAGGTCTGCTGAAATAGAAAAAGAACGTCTTGCAAAAATAAATGAGGCCAGAGCTTTAGATTTTGAAAACAGGCAGATATTAGCAGAGGGTAATCTATTTGCTGAATTAGAACTTGAGAGGGAATTTCTTGAGATGCAAAGACAGCAAGAGATTGAATTTGCAGAGAAAATAGGAGCTGATACAACACTCATAAATCAGAAGTATAGCAAAGCGCAGAAAGAACTTGACAAAGCTGAATTTCAGGCTAAAATGATGCTTGCTCAGGATTTTGCAAACAATATAGCTGCTATTGCAGGAGAAAATACAGGAGTGGGAAAAGCTGCTGCTGTTGCTTCTGCAACAATTAACACTTATCAAGCTGCAACTGGTGCATATGCTGCACTATCTCCTATACCGATAGTGGGACCCGTATTAGGTATTACGGCCGCTGGTGCTGCTGTTGCTTCGGGTATTGCTAATGTTAAAAAAATTCTGAGTACAAAGTCAGGTTTACCAGGAGAAAAAAATGTGAGTGCTCCTGGATTAAGCACATCAACACAGAGTAACCCCGTTGCCTCTATTCGCTCAAATGTGGCCGATGATGTTACAAGCGGTATAATAAGTAGAGATACCACAAATGTTAGAGATAGTCAAAATGCAGAATTACAGCCTACTTTGGTTGTCGATAGCGTGACTAATGAGCAAACAAGAAGTAATAATAATAACAACACAGCTACTATTTAGCTGTGTTATTTACACACTCATTAATCATTAAGAATTTATGATTACCTATTTTTAGCGTGTTATTATTGTTCATTATTTGGTATATTCTGGAACGATTAACATTCAAAACATACATTGCCTAATTCATCTATACATATGTCTAGCAACAATTTAATTTCATCTTTAGAAAGATTATTTGTTAAATCGTATAAATTGTTTATATTCATGACGTTATGGTTTAATTAGACATTTGTCTATTGACTATATGCAATCGTTAACTGCAAGCTTCCGCTAACTTAAAGTGTGTCATTATTTCCAGTGGGTGCTCTTCATCATATCTAATTACAGTACCATCTTCAAACTTGCATAAGCAGTTCTTTTTAGCCTCTTCGTTAAATAGCTCTTTGTTGCTTTGAAAATCAAGCCAGCCGTTAACACGTTGTATAGGCAAAACGCTGTTCTCGTCCGAACATTCTGCCATACGCTCACGCACCATTGCAGCAGCTTGTCCATAAGCAAGCATCATTCCATGTGCATAGTTTCTGTCTCTGTCATTTAAAGCAATTTTATATTTTGTTCTTTCTGCTTCTTTGCGTTCAAGCAACTTTTCATTAAGTTCTGCCAACGCACGGTTATCGTTACTTTTCATCTCGTATTATCTTTAGTGGTTATTATTAAAAGCGTTCAGCCCATACAACAATCTTTGTGCTTCATTAAAACGCCACTTCGTTAAGCACAACACAGTACATAGGTAATGTGCTTGCTCTTCGAAATTACGTAGGTGCAAAATTGGAAGAGTAAAATTAATTTTTCTTCCCACCGCACCGCTTTTCATACACAAAAGCCACTTGCTCTTTAAAGTCAGGTATCACAAAGTCTTTACTTTCGTACAATTCTTCATCAAGTTCACGCCAAATATTGCTAAACTCTTCTGTTACATACTCGTAAAATGTTTCAGTAGATATACCTTCATCACCCTCCATGTTCAAGGCGTTCACTAAGTCCATGCATTTAAGGTGGCTTTTCCATGTGTACACTTGATAATATTTATAAGTAGCCGTATTGTATGTTTCTCCAACTGGTATAGTGCAACCGCACCAGTTACACACATGGGCTTTTCTTGCTTTTACTTGTCTAGGTTCGCTTATTGTTTCCATACGCTCAAAAATTAATTTTACTTGTTCTTCTTAGGTAGTTTAGTAGGTTATAGGAAAAGCACACTACCCATGTACTCCCCGTTATAGTTAATTACCCCACCCGCTTAAAGGGTCGCCATTCACATATATCAAACCAACCATGTTCAAGGTTTTTGTGGTAATCGTTGTAAGTTACGCTCACTTTCCAATTATCTGTTATCTGTAAGTGGTACTGTAAAAATCTAATGTTTATTCTTAAATTACTCATATTGTTTATTTTACCACCGCTCAAAAACTAACTATAACACGCAATAAAAAACATGCCTGTCGTGCTATTTATAAGCGGAGTGGTTAATATTTAATTTATCTCATTTTTTCAAATTTAGTGTTGGCACGTTTCTTATTGCCACCCGTTATAAGCCATTTAATCGTGCTATCAAACTACCATCTGTATCTAAACGCCCAGCCCACCATCCTAAACTAAACCATCCGTTATTTAAGGTTCGCACAAATATCACATCTTCTTCTGTTTCTTTAAGTATCCCCTTAACAAAATAATCTGTTTCATTATTGTAAAGCCAGTGGCATTGCTCAACTTCTTCTAACCAATTAACCTTAGTTTCTTTATCTATTTTGTTAAAACGCACAAGTTCCGTTATTGTAACTTTATCGTGTCTACTTGGGGTTATCTTCCCATCATCAAAGTAGTCGTATTCTTTATTTAATTCTGGTATCATAATTTTAAGTAAAAACGGCTTATAACAACGTATATAGTTAAAAAGCCATGTTAATATTCGTTCATTTAATCGGGGTTCGTACTATGGCTTTCAGACCATATACAAACAGTTACCCCCAATCAATACCCATCGCAATAAACATTTTCACCTCGCAAAAAAGCTCTATTCAATTGCTCGTTGATTGGTAACTCTAAACGATAAAGTGATTTAATTTTATTTATTTCATTAATTAACTCACATTCTAATTTAAAATTATATTCTTTAAGTTCTTTCCAACATTGTTTTAATGCCTGAGAAAGAGAAAAACAAAACATTTCTCTAACCAAATAATGAGCACGTCTAAAGATACGCTTTCTATCATTCTTTGAAATTATAATCTGTTTTTCTAGTTCAACTATCTTATTTTCCATGATTATTTTCTTTTGTTAATACAAATATACGCATTCTGGTATTTAGAAACAAACTAAATAATGTCAACATATCAATTTGTTTTGTTATTTTTATTTGGACTAAATATAAATAAGCGTTAAATTAGGGGCATGAAAGAGAAGATTTTACAAGGAGAGATAGGTTATGATATAACTATAGCCGACTTTCAAAATACAGAATCTGTTTTAATTAATTCGGTAGGAGGCTCTTTATTTGAAGGGCTTGCAATGTATGACTATGTAGTTGGTAATAACATCGAGGTAGGGATAATTGGTGTTTGCGCCTCTGCTGCAACACTTCCACTTATTGCATCAAAAAAACCGTGGGGGACTCCAAACTCAAGGTATTTGATTCATAATCCTTGGAATATGGAAATCGGTGACGCTGCTGCAATGGAAAAAACAGCAAAGGAATTAAGGGCCGAGCAAGAGAGAGCTTTAAATCTTTATGTAACTCATTTGAATGGAAGTAAAGATGAATTACAGGCCTTAATGAACGAGGAGAGAATTATTGATGCAGAAGAGGCTTTACAATTAGGCCTTATAAAAGAAATAAGAAACATAAATCAAGGCTCAGATAAGCCGGAAGGCTCTGACATAAAGAATCTATTCACAAATTTTAAAATGCAAATTGATATGCAAAAAGAAGACAAAGAAAAACTTTCCGGCATTGAAAGTAAGTTGGATAAGCTTATTTCTAGCATGAAGGCGTGGTTTAATCCGAAAAACATTGTCATTCAGGACACCAACGGCGTTGAGCTGGAATTTCCGGAGGCAGAAACAGAGGAACAAATCGCTGTTGATATGCCTGTAAACGTAAACGGTGAAGCTGGACAAACTGGCGAATACACCAAAGATGATGGTACTGTGTACGTTGTTGCTGACGGGGTATTGACCGAGATTAAACCAGCATCAATCGGAGATGAAGAGATGGAAGCTTTAAAAGCTGAAAATGCTGATTTAAAAGAACAGCTTGCAAGTATTCAAAACTCGCTTACTGCCGTTGAGAGAGAGCGTGACGGACTTAAGGCATCTTTACGAGATGTTAGTGCTCAGGTTAAAACTGTTAAAAATGAGTTAAGCAGCTTCAAAAAAAAATTTTCGGATGATAAGCCGAAACCAAATACTCCGGCAAATAGAAACGATGGAGGTAAAAATAAATTTTCATACAAAAAGAAATAATTAAGTTATGGCAACAGGATTAGATATTTCAGGATTAGCTCTGAATCCCCAGGAGGTTCAGGAAATCCAACAATTTATTATCGAGGAGGTTTTTTCTCGTCCTGACTTGATGGCCTTGCATGGCATTCAAACAGGAATTAAAATGAAGGAGCAGATTGTGTTTGCTTCTCAATTTGGCAAAACAGGTCTTAAAGCTTCGGGCTGTACTCGTTTGACTTCGGGTGCTTCTAGTACGCTTACTCAAAAATATTGGGAGCCGGCAGGAATCGAAGATACTTTGATTCACTGTAATAAAGAATTAAACGCTTTGTTTAAGGCTTATTTTGGTAAAATTCAAAAGTATCGTGACAATTACGAGATCGAAGGCACTGACTTGCAGATTTTCTTCTCTATCTTGATGCTTGAAACTATGCAACGTATTATTTACCGTGCCGCATGGTTTGGAAATACTGCCGCCGCTGCTGCTAGTGCTGGTACTGCTGGTTTGGTTGATGCTGGAAATGTTAAATTTTACGACTATTTTGACGGTCTTTGGGAACAAATCTTTGACGGTGTAACAACTACTGACATTAAGCGTTATACTATCGCTTTAAATGCTCAGGTAACTCCTGCTGCTCAGTTGAATTTAACTGCTGATTTAGCGAAAGATACTTATTTCGAGGAAATTTGGGCGTTGGCTGACCCACGTTTAAAAGCTCATCCGGACAAAAAGCTTTATGTAAATAATGCTATTTGGGAAAACTACCGTAAATCATTACAAAAAGCTGGCGAAAATTCAACTATCACATATACTGAAGAAGGTTTCAGACAATTAATGTGGAATGGAGTGCCAGTGGTAAACATGGAGACTATTTGGGACGTGGATTTGTTCGCTGATTTTGTTGATAACACAACAAACAACGCTTACTACTTACCTAACCGTATCGTTTTAACTGTACCTGCAAATATTCCTATTGGAACTTTGAACGAGTCTGATTTTACAGAGCTTGAAATGTGGTACGACCAGGATAACCGTCAAAACAAAACCGCTTACGGCTTTAGTTTAGATGCGAAAGTTCTTGAGGAGTACATGATTGTTGTAGGCTATTAATTAATAAAGGGGGTTCGCCCCCCCTTGCTAAAACTTTAAATTATGGCTGATTGCTTAGAAAGTGTAATTCAAGATGTAGTTGCTACTTGTGATGTACAGGGCAATGGAGGTAATGAGATTAAAGCATGGTTATTAAACCTTGATGATAAATTTTCACTTACTTTCGATGTCACTAATCCATCAAAGATAACTGACATTGTAAATACTGGAGCTGTTGCTTCGGGTATTAAGGCATACACGCTCACTACCTCCAGAAAAGGAATCAATACCGGTTCTGATTTAGTTTCAGAAGTTGGTAGAGGTGACAGATATACTCATTTCGCTGCTTTTTCTGCTTATGCAATGAAAGCTGCTGATGTTGAGGCTATCGACAAAATGAATAATTTCATGATTATCGTTGAAAGTCGTGATAAGACTGATGATGGTGACGGAGTATTTAAAGCTTACGGGGTTAAATACGGCTTGTTTAAATCTGCTGATACTAACAGGGCTAACGACGCCAATGGCTCACGTCCTTTAGAGTTCACATCTCAAGAAGGGGATACCGAGAAGTGGTCTTCTTACACTGTGATTGATACAGACTACGCAACTACTAAGGCATTACTTGAAGGACTTGAAACCCCTGCGTAATGCTTGAAGATGTTGAAAAAATATTGAATAATGATGTTGAGGAGATTATTAAATCTCCTCAATTGTCATTATCTTTACTCAGATGCTATTCGAAACTGTATTTAAATGGGGCGCAGCCTAGAGTTTGCGCAGTTTCACAACGAAAATATTATTCACAACTTAAAATTGACGGTATGGCAAAAGCTAAAATAGCACAGGACGTAAAAGATCGTACTTGTGTACCTAAATGGAAAGGGAATTGCTACTCTTCAAAAGCTTGTAAACATTATAATTCTGACATGATTACCGACGGACAGGCAATTGATGCTTTGGAGAAAGGTTTTTTAATGGAGTCTCAATTCAATAAGCTTCCTGAAAATTACGGAAAGAAAATTGAAGCAAAATCAAAAACAAAAAAATCTGAATAATGGCTAATAGCAAGCGGATAACAGTTGAAGACCTTGATAAGAGGGCAGTAATTAAGCTAAATAAAAACATCAAAGCCGTGGATGATGGTGTTCATGGTTTAATGGTATTTGGCGAAAAAAATGACTACCCTCAAATGATGGAATTAGCCATTAATGGAAGTGTTACCGCTAAAGCTGCTGCCGGTATTTATTCAAAATTTCTTGCAGGAAAAGGATTTAAAAATCAAGCAATAAACAATATTGTAATAGGAAGAGATCAGCGAGGAAAAGAAATAACTGTTAGATCATTACTTCGTCAAGTTGCCGATAGTTGTGCGTGGCATAATGGGTACTATATTCATTGCAATAGAAATTATGAAGGTCAAACAGGAACGGTTCACTTAAAACCTTTTAAAGATGGCCGTTTTGCAAAACCTGACGACACTGGATTTTCGGCAAAAATACTTTTTTACGACAATTGGGGAAAGGATAAGGATATAGGAAAGTATGATGCAAAAAAAGCATCTTCTTATCATATCTTTTCAAATAATTTAGAAGTAATTCAAGCTCAAATAAATGGAGTTGAGGAGGGTAAATATAAAGGACAGGTGTATTTTCAATTTCTTGATAATACTTATTTTTATCCTCTATCTCCTTTTGATGCTGCTTATATGGACGTTGACACAGAGCAACAGGTAGCTTTATTTAAGAACAGAACTATCCGGAATGGTTTCTTCAATAAAACTATTATACGCAAACAAAAAGAGTATAAAGAGCAGGAAATTACAAGTATTGATGGAAATTTGAACGACCCTAGATTAGAAAGGGTTCACGATGATACAGTTTCTAAAGATATTGTTGATTTTGTTGGGGCGGACGGTGAAACTGTAATTGTAATTGAAGATGATTTAGACCCCGATACTGGGGAGTTTCCAAAAAATAGCTTTCAAGTTGAAACTATTGAAACAAAAGTTGATTCAAAACTTTTTGATAGTTGGGAGCAGGGTTTAAAAAATAATATTCGTATGTCGATTCGTGGCATACCTGCTATTCTAATTGACTACGAGCAGAATCAATTGGGCACAACGTCAGGCGAAGCAATTATCCAAGCTACACAATTTTATAATGCCTTAACGCTTGATGATAGAGAATTAATTGCACAAAGCTTTGCGGATATTTTTAAAAATTCAAATATCCCTAAATTAGCTAATAATCAGGATTGGACAATTGAACCGATAAAATTAATAGATAATGGCACTGATAACACTAGCGCAGCAACAAGCAATTAAACCAATTTCTAATAATTGGGCGACCGCTTACAAGCAAGTAGGCGGTAAGTCTAATTATGACCAATTAGCGGAAGAAGTTGAGGAAACTGATTTGCAGAAATTATTAGGGGCTGCGCTTCTTCAAGATATTCAGGATAACCCAACCGAAGCAAGAAATGTGACATTATTAGAAGGTGGTACTTTTAAAGATTGTAACGGCAATACTATTAAATTTAAAGGTATTATTTGGGTTTTGGCGTACATGATTTATTCGCAGTATGTGACTGAAAGTTTTGCAGCCGATACTTTTACCGGTTTTGTGAAAAAAGAGAGAAACGAGGCTACCGGATTAAGTTCAGCTGAACGAAAAGAAATCAAGATTAATGTGCGAGAAAAAGCATTACATCAATGGGATTTTATCAAGCAGTATTTGAATGATAATACCTCACTTTATCCACTTTGGTATTGCGGACAATCAAAACAACCATACCGACCAGTTTTAAGAGGAGTTAGAAAAACTATAAAAAGATAATCATGCCAAAAGAACTATTTAATGGTACGCTGATAACATCACCAAATGAGCCTGATGATTTAGATAGAGTTGTATTGGGGCAACCAAGCGTACAGGGGTCTAAAAACTTTACATGGGCAAGATTTAAAGAGATAGTAGCGGGGTTATCAGCTAGTTTTTTAAGTTTATTAGACACCCCTAGCTCTTACTCTGGTCAATCAGGTAAATTTGTAAAGGTAAATGAGACTGAGGATGGTTTGGATTTTAATCAGCCGACAACTGACGAGATACAATTACCTCGTGACCCTTCTGCGGATCATTTAATTCACTTAAAAGAATTACAAAGTCACGATTCAAGCCCTTTTATTTCAGATGGTGGAGAGGTTACAGATAAAGGCGACGGGACAATAGATATAACTGAGGCAGAAGTCTGGATTAAAACAGCTAATATCCTTGATTCTGATTTTAAAGCTGTTGTTGTACCTGCTAAAAACATTGCGATACCCGAAAATCAAAACTACATCATATATGTAGATTATAATGCAGGCACTCCGCAATTTGCAGCAATGGCAAGCGCAGGTGGGTACTTCTATCAAAATTGGGATAAACTGCCTTTTGCAACATGTGTTAATATTGTTTCTAAAATAATTGTTAATACATTTAAAGATAGCGGAACTAATGCGGTTTATAAAAACGTTTTAACACAGCTTAATTTCCAGGCTATCCGCTATCTCGGAGGCTTAACTCCATCTGAGGTTGGCACTCGCAATGTAGCAATAGCAGCGGGGGCTGTTGCATTAAGTAATGATTATAAAGGTATAGCACCTTTAAATACATCTACAGGAGGAACTTTTACAAGGTTATATGTAACAAATGGAGTGTGGACAAGAACAACGGGACAAACTCAGGTTTCAAACACACAATACAACAACATAGCAACAGGGCTAGTGTCAATAAGTAACAACAAATATGTAAATAAATTCCTTTATTACATTATTGATTCTCCAAGTTATTGGGCTTTACTTGAAGGACAGCAAGAATTTAACTCTTTAGCCGAAGCGCAAGCTGCAAGTATTCCTGCAAGCAGGCCGCCTGAGCTATCGCCTTTTTATGCAGGGGCTTTATTGGTTGCAAAGTTTACAGTTCAGCAAGGGCTGGCTACTTTTGCAAGTATTCAAAATCCTTTTACCACAACTTTTTCAGGTGGTGGAGTCGGCATAAGTGAGCATAATTTACTAACTGGATTACAAGGAGGTGAAGCAGGGCAGTATTTTCATTTGAACTCAAATCAAAGCAGCGCAATAATAGGGGCAAATACTCCAAGTGGGAGTAATGTTTTTGCAACAGTATCTGATTTGCAAACATCATTAAGATTACAATTCGACACCTCAACAACAGCCGGAGACCCAGGAGCTGGTAAGTTTAAATTAAATAACTCTACTCAAGGGAGTGCAACAGAGATTTATATTTCCGAAGCAGAATACGACAATGGAAATATAGGTGACTTTCTAAACGCTTTAAGTGCTGATAGCATTATAGGCTTAAAAGCAATAGGAAATAGATCAAAGTGGGCTAATTACAAAGTTACTTCCGTGACAGATAATACCGGATGGTGGACAGTTGTAATGACTGTTCAAAATAAAGGCACTGATTTTGCGCTTAATGATGTTGTAGGTGTTAGTTTGTTGGGAGTTGGAGGTGGGAACATCACAAGAGAAAGAAGCACTTTAGTAGATAGCACAAATGTTATTGATTTAAATTATAACTCTAAAACTGAGTTATTTGCTATTAACACTTTAAACTTTGCTATTGCAAAAACAATAACTAGAAGTAATGATTCCTTAGCTGAAAAAGGATATTACGTATTTAATACAACTACAACAAGTGTAACTTTAACATTCCCATCTGATACATATTATTTAGATAATGATGCAAGATGGAATAAGACTACAAAAGTTTTAACACTTGTAGAACAAGGTAGCTATTTAATAAAGGAAACAAAAGTTGATAGTAAGTATTATTTAGAAGTATCACAAGTATACGATTCAGTAGCAATAATATTATCAAACTTATTTGCTATTGCAGGAAGGGGATTATCAACAGCTAAAAAAATATATACGTCTACAGATGGTCAATCGTGGACGGCAGATGATACAAATGAGCTTTTTAAATCAAATGGAACATGTGTTAGGTATTGTAATCAAATCTTTCTGGGCGGTGGTATAAATGGTGTTTTTGGATGGTCTGAAAATGGAATAAATTGGGTTGAAAATACAGATTCGGGCAATCTCCTTACAGCGGATGTTAACGACTTCATTTACAGTCCTACTGGTGCTTTTTATTTGGCTGGAGGTGCGCAAAATACACACTCAAATAATTTACTTCGTTCAACAGATGGTAAAACATGGACTGGGGTAAATAATCAATTAAATGTTTTTGTACATGGATTTGTAAATGTAAATGGAACTATTTACGTATGTGGACAGGGAACTTCTACTACAATATTAAGAACTACTGATGGGACTGTATTTGACGACACTTTACTTAAAACTGTTTTTTCCGTAGCGTGTTATGGAGGCGATACAAATGGAGGTCTTATTGTTTTAGGCGGTGAAGGCAGTGCCGTTATGGCTTGGTCTGATGATAATGGAGCTAATTGGACTTTATTAAGCGGTGGAGTGGATGCTCCTTTTAATCAAAAATGTCTTGATGTTAAATATGTCCCATTTCTTAATAAATGGTTAGCTGTAGGTCAGGGTAATGCAGAAATTGCAACGTCTGATGATGGAAAAGTATGGACACCTCAAACTCAGGGTGCGGTTATACCTAATCAGGGTTATTCAATCATAGTTGGAAATAACATTGTGATTATAACAGGAACTTCTATTTCTGGTGGGGATAATAACATTGCATATTCTACTGATTTAACAAATTGGACTGGATTAGGGCAGTCTGTATTTTTTAATTCGGCAAAAAAAGGTGTTTTTACACAGATTGATTCAGGTATTTTAATAAGCCCAATTTACAGATTTTTAGGCGATTCGATAACTATCCGTAGAAGGTGGACGAGTCCATTGTCTAAATACAAACAAGTCTATCACTTTAATTATGGAGTTGAGGGATATACTAGTAACGACATACTAAGCCAAGTAACATCAGGAATAGTTCCTGAAAAAACCGCTGAGGATGCATTGATTTTCTTAGCAGTTGGAGTAAATGACGTTCGTTCAAATGTAAGTTTAGCGATTTATCAATCAAATATTAATTCAATAATAACTGAATTAGAAACGTTAGGTTATGGAAAAACAAGCATTATAATACCTACTACATATTTAATAACCGATTTTGGTTCAGGTAGTCAAGCGTTAATGGATAGTTATAATAATTGGATTTCTGGCACATTATGGGTTGGTGGTGGTACTCCGTATACTTATCAAGCTGACGTATATACTGAGATGTCAAATAATGGCGGCGGCACGTTGCTAGAAGATGGTATACATCCAACTATTGCAGGCGGTTTAGTTATCGCCAATTATTACGATTCAATTATTGTTTAAATTAAATAAATATACACATGAAAAAGTTTAAAAATTGGGTGCTAATGTGTCCAGTAGACCCTGAGGAAGACCCAGGAGGCGGTGACGGAATCGGAGAAGATAAACCTGAGGAAGTAAATGAATAAGTTTATTAAAGAATATTGGTTCATTTTGTTTTCGGGGGTATTTTTTACCCTCGAAGCTTTATATCTTAATTTCGGAATATCAAAAGATGTGTATTGGAATGCGTATATAAAAATTGTAAGATATTGGTATCTTCCTGTTATACCTTTGTATTTATTTAGAAATAATTTAGGAAATGTTTTATCTATTTTATTGAATTATTCTATTATATCTTACTTGACTGGGTTAGCTGTATTCCGTATTGTTTGCGCTATTTTAAGCAAAGGGAATTATACTGAATACTTTGATTATTTAAAATCTGACTATATAAGTATATTGTTTAGTGCATTAATATTTGTTATCTTAGCGGTAGTAAAATTCCTAAACCGAAAATAGCATGTCAGATTGGTTAAAAAAGTATAGCTTAATAATAAATGTAGTATTTACATTAATAATTCTATTTACTGGATGGTCATTAAGAAGAGTTGTTTATCAGCTTGATCAAAAGGCAGATAAAGAAATAGTAGAAGAGAAATTAAAGACTGTAGATGTCAAGATTAAATCTAACTCAGAACTAATAAAGACTAACCAAGAGAGCATACAACGTACGCAAGAATTATTTTTGGGAGAGATTAAAATGCTACGTCAAGAACTACAGCTTAAACAGAATAGGCAATGATTTCAGCAATATTAAAACGTGAATATCTAACAGATAGAACTATCGGTGAAATGACAGTTTTTATTGATGGTTCAGAAGCTTTAAGAGTTTATACATTAGAGCGTGCTTGGTTAGATAATAAAAGAAACGAAAGTTGCATACCAGAGGGCACTTATAAAGTAATTCCAAATAATACTATAAAGCATCCAGATAGCTTTAGGCTTCCAGAAGTTGACGGGAGAACAGGTATTTTAATACACTCAGGTAATTACTATTATCACTCATCAGGTTGTATATTGGTAGGATTAAAAAGAATTGACTTAGATAAAGACAATAAACCTGACATTTCATCAAGTAAAGATGCAATGAGAAAACTATTTGAACTTATTGGAGTAAATAATTTTGAATTAACTATAATACAAAAGTCATGATAAAAAACATTATTCAAGAAAAGAAAACGTCAATTGTAGGATTTTTACTAGCATTATCCACAATGGCTAAAGTTATGGGATGGATACCTGAAAATGTAGCCGGAGGATTAACAGCTTTTATTCCTGAGTTTGTTAATTTCGGTATAGTTATTTATCTAGCACTATCTAAAGATGGCAAGTAATTGGATTAAGCAAATAGGTTTAGCACTATTGGGAATTATATGTTTTGTAGGTGGGTTATTCGTTTACGCTAAATTTTTAGATAAGCCTGAAACGGTAGTTAATAACGAATACGGAAAGATAAAGAATAAAGGTGCAAATAACGATGTGTCTACCTCTAATAGTACCCAAGTGTCAAACGAAGAAAACAACATAAAGAAAAAGCGTAGATTCAGATTGTTTGGTAAGAAAAAACAAACCCCCTAAACAATAGGGGTTTTTTATGTACTCTTAATATTAATTACTTCGATTTTAATTCCTTTTAGATATTTTTTAATCTGATTAAAATTACTAAAATCACCCACGTGACAATCCCGATTTACATACTCTTTAGACCATTTGAATTTAGCTAATTCTTTAGCTTCCTTTCTCATCTCTTTTTCATCATTTAAAGACGGAGCGACCTCTATTTTTTTTAATTATAGAGCTAGATGGATTTACTCTTGCGATTTTTAATTCTACCATATATTTTTTCATACCACCATACTTTTAAAATCATAATTTAACATTACTGTTTTACATCTGCTTTCTCTGGCATAATTAACACTATCACGAATATAATTAACAGAATCTTTTGCCATTCTATGCGCCAATAAATTAACACCATTAGGCACTATATTAGCCATTATAGTTTGAAAGTGTTCAAGTTCAAAAACAAAAAATCCTAAACCACATCTTTTTTCTTGCAGTTCAATAAAGTGTAACTGTTCTTCGAGATGGGTTACTTCATGTCTCGAACTCATAACTTTTAGTTCGAAATAACAACGCATTGAGCATGGGGCGGTATAGTGCAAGTCAGAAACTCCTTTGATTAATCCTAAGCCTTTATCTCGTGCTCCTTTAGTTGTTTTGTTTTCTGTTCTGTACAGGTAACCTCGCTCTTCAGGTATTGAATTGTGGAACCAGGTTACTATTTTGAATTGCAATTGGTCTTCTGTCATTTCTCAATAGTATTTGCAAATTTTCCGATTAAAACATTTTTGTAAAAGACATTATGTACACAACTTCTATTTTTTCTTACAATAGAAGTATTTATGGTATCACAAAATAACGGCTCACGCTCTAAATGAGCCTTTAATATTGATTCAGTTATCTTTTGTTCGTTCTTAAAGTACTTGCTGAACCGGTTCATAATTCTTTATTTCTTCATTAAACCAAATTGCCAACTCATCATAATCGCCCGGTATATCCTCAATCGCATCTTTTATGTATGTATGAGGCATTTTTAACAAGCGATCGGATATAAGACCTTGAATAATTCTTTCGCCAATTATACAGCGTATTTTGACTGCTATTTGATGAATTCCGGAAGCTTCCACAATAGTACATCCTAATTTTGTTTCATCACTAAAATAAGGATGATAAGAAAAAAATGCAGTTTTATTACAATCTATTTTCCTGAATACTGATTGGCTCATCATTTCAGCTTGTATTTGCCAGAAATATTCATGAGATTCGTCAACTTGTTCACTCAAATATTTTGCATGATTTAGCATTTTCGGAGGGCATTTGATTTCAACATTTACATTTTGCATCTCCTTAAATTCTTCAAAAAAGCTATCTGGTGTACTTCCTGCATTTTGCATGAAAAACATAAAATCCTGCTCAGGCACCACAATACCATATTGCTTAAATATTTCTTCTCGTGCAATTGGTTCGTGATTTGTTCCCCATTGCATTTCCCAAGTACTTGGAAATTCAACACGCTTGTTTGTTATTCGCTCCACTGCTTTTTCTAGGCAGTAATTTAAAGCCGTATCACCAAAGTTAGTAAGCCAAAACCTAGTACTCCAATCCTTTGGATTTGTTTTAGTAGGTTTATTGCTACATGTCATTAACTTTTTTATCCCTGAGCCAGTGATTTTACCAACTCTATAAGGCGATAAATGATCTTGCTCTTCGGGAGCTTGTAGGTTAAATTCTTCTACAAGCTCATTTTTGAATTGTTTTAATTGATCTTCGAAATTCATGGTATAAAATTAAAATGGTAAATCTTTGTTTTGTCCTGCTGGTGGCTCAGGAGTATTATTTTCCGGCTGCGCTGGCTGTTGAGTAGGCTGCTGAGCTTGAGGCTGAGCCTGTGCTTTTGCTCCAAACTCTAAATCATTTGCAAAGCATGATAACGTTGCCTTACCTTCATACACATCTGCTTTTATAAAGTCTGTATAAATGGTAATCGAATCGCCTTTTTTCACATAAGGAGCAAGTCCTTTTCTGCCGAAAACTGAAAACCAAATGGTTTGATCTGGAGATGTAGTCCCGTCTTGTTTTTTATACCCTTTTTTAGTTGTGGCTATTGAGAAAACACAACCGTGCTCAGTCTCTTTCGCATCATTTCCGACGCGTCCTGAAATTGTTAAGTTTATCATACTATTGTTTTTTAAGCTAATTTAAACCAAAGATTTTTCGCTTCCTGATCTTCTTTTAATTCAGGGCGTAAAGAGAAGATTTGATACATCAAACCTTGTGCCGATGACATTCCATTGATATAGTTTGAAAGGTCATCCCCGTAAAGAATTTTACCATTATGGCATGGTTGTGGTTTACCGTTACCTCCTGGCATTGCATCAACCCATCTACTGCCAAGATTATAAAGATAAGTACCAACTCCAAATAATGTGGCGCATCTTTTTAACGCATCTGTTACACTCCCCTTCTCTCCCTCCACTGCTGTTTTGGTGCCGACGTCAGATTTGTCAATCCACATGCCACTAACTTTAATTGATAATGTCCCAACCTTTGAGCCGTCAGATAACTCTTTTACATCAAATTGCCAGCCATCAACGCCTAGTACTGAGTTTAGTCTTTGTATAACTAAATCCCTATCTAAGTAGGCAATGCACATCATTTTTTTACCATCTCTTGAGGCTGTTTTTGGTAGCCACTTATGAGCAGGATAAATTTTTCCTGATACTTCTTTTGTAAATGGTGCTGCTAATTCGTTTTGAATTTGTTGGATTGTTTTTGTTTCCATTTTAATTATGCTCTAAATAGTTAATTAATAAAAAGTTAATTACAGCTTTATGTCTGCAACTTCCGTAATGTTTTTCAACATGTTCTTTGAGAATAGAGTATTTATCCTCGTCAATGTACACGGCCATTCTTTTTTTATTCACAAACTTATAAATGTTGTGATTATTTTTATAAAGAAACTTGCCGTTAATAAAGTTATCTATCAACTCATCAATAGTATATTGAAAGTTCTTACCACTTTTAATAGTGGCTTTCGCGAGGGTTAAAGCCTCGACGTATGGGTCAATTCTTATTTTTGCCATTGTGTTTATTATAGTTTTAATTTTTTAAAGTATTCAATCTGCTTATCACAATACTCTTTTGTATACTCCTTTTTTATCGGCTAAATTATGAATACCTTTCTTTTTATTCTCCCAATAAGAAATTGCCATTTCTCTATATCTTTCTTTATTCAATTCTTTCGCTTCCATAAAATTTGTTTTATTGTTTCCTTTTACAAATATACGCATTTATTTTAATAATACAAATATACGCTTATCACCTTTTCCTTTTTCTTCAAATTTTAATTTTTTAATGCGCAATACTTTTCTGAATGACATTATAAATTGTTTATGGACCATGTCTGTTTCATACTCATTTATAAATGAATCGTATAGCTGTCTGATGTTCACATATCCTGAGGCAATAATATTGTTTAAATTACCATCACTTATAAAGAAGTCAGCTAAATCGATGCCTAATTCCGTAGCCATTTCTAAATGTTCACTTTGACTTTGTTTTATTACTCCTGTATTTAAATAACCTTTTAAGCAATCAAGAAAGAAAGTAAAGAACTTATCCCATTCCTCCTTATCCCACTGTGTAAAAAAGTTTCTTTTAAACTCATTCCTTGGAGTGTGGTCAATAGAATAATAGTTACTAACCCCGAAATCTATTCGCCTGCGCTTATGACTACCTGATGATCCTTTAGGTTTAAAGTTTTGTGTGAATAGAAATTTCGGTGACTTATCGTTGCTTAGTGTAATAACATTCTGATTCTTTTTTTCGATAGGTAGAGCATTTGTTAATCTACCAAAAAACGGTTGATAGTCTGTATTTTTTGGCATCTCATCAACCCAGGCTATTTGTGTGCTTTCTGAAATTTCCTGAAAAACAAACGACTTTTTAAAATCAACTCTATCTCCTAAAATCGGGGCAATCTCCCTTATTTTCTTTAACCCCTCGGCGAGTAAGCTTTTACCACTTCCGCCCTCAGGTTCTCCATCTATCTGAGATATATTCAAATCAAATAGAAATACGGCTTTTGCATTTGCAGGGTCTTTGTAGTTATGTAGTAGGTATCCGATTATAGATTTTAATACCTCATAATTATCTCCTCCACCAGATAGATGATTGACAAATTTCTCATAATCACCTCCCCTTGTTTTATATTCAAAATCAATGTCAGTTATCTGAGTATCCCACACAACTCCATCCGTTAAATCTGCGTAATCTATTTTTTTTATCTCATCTTTAGTAATTTTATAAAGTCCGGTTTTAGTTGGTATATAAGAAATGTGTTCGCTATCCCTAAGTATTGGAGGGTTTATTTCCGGTAATACATTTAAAAACTTTTCGCTCCAATATTTAGTCCTATCATTTAAAATATTAAATACTGCATTATTATTTTCTTTGATCACGAAATCAAGCACTTTTGTTTTAATCTCTCTAGTATCTACATAACGAATTATACCATTAGCCAAATGAACCAGCTTGTAATTATCAGGAGATTTTGCAGGATAATATATATAATATCCTAAGTCATTAATATATGTGAATAGGTCGTTTAAATCTATCTTAAGCTTACCATCATCATAATACCAAAATACTCTACTGGATGAATTTTTCTTGACTTTCTTTTCTTCGTTCATTTTTTGAGCGAAGTCCTCCAGCTCGTGAGGTTGAAAGTTTTGAAACTCTTCATAACCTTGCAGTATTTCAACCGACCTTTCAATATCGTTGTCGATTAAACTATTTGCTATTTGCTTTCTTCTGTCAACATCTTCAAATTTTTCGCTCCCATGTATGTGTGAATATTTTTCGTAGAACCATTTAATTCGCTGCTCATTTACTTTGTGACTTTCCGGGTTTGAGGTTAAAGAATTGCAGTATCTTAAAGCATCGCTGTAAGATACTCCGTAACGGTTAAATGCTCCGGCCAAAGCGATTATTGAGTGATGTTTTTGACCATCTACGTATGTGTAGTTTTTTTGCCACCAAGTAATTAATCTTCTTTGTATCTCATCGACGTCTGTAACCGGGATTGTGGGTAGATCATTACTATATCTTTTTGGAGCTACATCTTCAATTAAATCGGTAAATAATAATGCTTTGTCATTGATATAAATTTCGGGGTCATATGATTCATAACACACTCGATTTATATTCTTTCCGCTTGTATCTACTTCAATATCCAAAGCATTTGCAAAATAAGCTTCAATACCCCTAAAATAATCCCCATGGCGTTTAATATCCTTGGGTATTTTTACAATGACTTTAAATCCATTGCCGGAAGGAGATAAAAAGCATGCGTAAATATATTCACTTTGGCATATCAGAACTTTTCCACTTTCCAATTTATCAAGCGGGATGTCGTCAATATCAATAACGATATACCCTGAATGCTCGATTGGTTCAGCTCCTTGTTTTCGGTTGTTGAAATTGCCTGAAAATAGAATTGATGGCAGGTCCTTTTTAAATTCATTGCGAAGCTTTTTGTCTTTCTCATTTCTAATTTTTTCGCAAAGTTCTTTGGAGTTTCCTTTTTGTATTCTTTCAAATATCTTTTCGATATTCAAATGAAAAGGGGTGTTTATCTCCTTAATGTTTCTAAAGATAGTTACAAGCATTTTGATTGATTTTGATTGTTGTTATACTGAGCTTTCTTTTTGAACTCTCTCAGCTATTACCTTTGCCGGAATATGTGAAAATATTTTTGTTTTCCAGCCAGGGGAATAGTTTTTAAAATTACGGTAATTTTCCAAACCCTCATTTCCTTCTCGCAAATAAATTTGAACAATGACCCACATTTGCTTGAATTTGTTATACTTAGCAAATTGTTCCAATTCTTGATAATTCATTTCATGAATAGGTTTAACGGCTTTCATTTGACCTGTATTATCTTCAACCATTAACGATAGATCAATACTTCCTTCCTCTTTTTTCTCAGGATAGATATATCCACACCCTGGACAAATCTTAGCACTTGCAAGGATATAATCACCACAGCCAAACTTTCCATTTTTATCTTTACCAGGCGCACCACATTCTTTTACTGCCGGAACTCCTGAACTCGATTTACTCTCGTGCCATATATGCCATTTTCGGGGTAGTTTATAACCGCCTAATCTTTCAGCATTGCGACCAAAATCAAGTATGTTGAAATGTGTCTTACTTGTATCTGGTGAAATCCTAGAAGCTCTTCCAAGCATCTGCAAATATAACACCTCACTTACTGTCGCCCTAAATAAAACTACCGTTTCGATCGCCGGAAAGTCAAAGCCGGTTGTAAGTATTCCGGCATTAATCATCACCTTAAATTCGCCATCTTTCCATCTTCTTATTAACTGACTTCTTTCTCCTGAATACTCAGCCATAGCCTCATTATATTCATCGTAATAAGCTTTCTTTTCCCAATACTTAACCCATTCAGCAGAAGCTTTACTTTTATCTTCCGGCTCTTCTTCATCCGGTTTTTTAGGCTTGCTCATATTGCTAACTAAAAACTTTGCGGAAATTCCAGCTTCATTAAATTGCTTACAGGTCCTTACACAGTGAATAATATTAGCGCAAAATACAATAGCTATTGTATCAGGAGTATGTTTTTTATAAGCCTCAATAACACCTCCGTATAACTTTGGTGTGTCATATCTCTTAAACATATCACTTTCTGAATAATCGCCTTTGGAATCTTTTTTTACACCTTTCATATCGGGTGCCAAATCTGAACCAAAATATAAGTCAGGCATTAAAAAACCCATTTCAATAAGTTCAACAACTGTGAGCGTATGAACTATTTCGTCAAAGTCTTCGCCCAATTGTCTTTGTTTACCTCCACGTTTTGGAGTGGCTGAGAATCCGATTACAGTTTTATCCTTAAAGAGTTCCTGTTCGAAAAATAAATTAAACTCTTGTTTGTGAACCTCATCAATTACGATTAAGCTTAATGAATTAAACCATCTTATCCATTCAGGCTTATCAAGTCTATTCTTTAAAGTCTGAGCCATACCAACAAAAGTTTTCCCTATTGGGGGGTGTTTTCTTCCAGCTGTTATATAAATTGGGTGTATTCCAAAGTTTTTTAAAGTATTTCCTGTGCCTTGCAATAACTCAGTTCTATCCGTTAGTATTAAAGTTTTATTATCCTTAGATTCTGCATTCCCAACAATATAACTGAACATTACAGTCTTACCAGCTCCCGTTGGAGCTTCACAAATTACTTTCTTTTTTGGTGATCTTATTAAGGCTGCTCTTACGTCGTCTATTGCTTTTTGTTGATAGTCTCGGAGTTTTATCATACCAGCCCCCTCCATAGAAGAATACTACCCATTCCAAATAAAGCTACACTGAAAAGAAGTAATAGCCATGTATCTTTATTCTTTGTCTTAAAAGTTTGATAAGCCATAAAAGCTCCGATTAATAAAAAGAAAAAACCAAAAGAAATTAATCCTGCATCCATGATTTGAAAGATTTATAGGTTATACTTAATATTTTTGCGATAATTACTATTGCATAATAAAAGGCAATTAATAAGCATATTGCGCCAAAAAATTGTAACAATCCAAAAGTGATTTTTAAAAATTCGTACATAGTTTTAAAGTTTTGTAAGGGGAGAAATAAACTCCCCTTTTGATTAAAAATTAAGCATTAAAAAACACCTCTCCACCCTCGATTAACAATTCATTCTCTGTTAATTTATCCTTGTCAAAATCTCCGGTAATAGATGTGATAATTGTTAAATTATTTTCTTCGGCAATACGAGTAATAAGGTCACGACTTCGGCTATCCATTGGCACGTCATCAAGGAAAATATAAGGTAAAATCTTACTCTTTTGTTTCAATCTGGCAACCTGTAATAAGATACCTATTAATGGCCTTTGAGTTGATGAGTAGGACACAAGAAGTCTTTCTTCACCATCTTTATTTTTGAAGAAATCAGAATCATAAACACCTGAGTAAACGGTTTTAATTTCCATCTTTCCATCCTCATTGAAAAATGGTTTCATTCTTAAACCTTCAACTCCTGTGTTTACCTGAGCGTACATCTTTGCAAGCTCATTTCTTTTTTGGTCAACCTTTCCACAAGCCTCACCCCACTGACGATTCAAGTCGTAACGGTCGCAAAACCTGTTGTTTAATTCAGCATTTTTAATTTGTATATCAATATCCGAAATCTTACTGTCAAACTCTTCAATATTAACAACAGGCTGTTTGATGGCTGAATATTCTTTTGCAAGTTCATTCCTTTTTGTTAGTATTTCGTTGTAATCAGAATGATAAACAACTCCGTTTTCAGGCCTTAAAGCTCCCTCAATTATTGGAATAGTTGATGGCTTTTGGGGTTCTTTTAAGTCTTCTAAATTAGAATAGAAATTCATAAACTTAGCAGTAACTTCACTACCTAATTCTTCAACTTCATCACTTGTAATAAACTTACAGGTTGATATTTGACTTAAAGATTCAGTAAAAATCTTATGATCTAAATCTTTTTGGTTTATTAAAGAGAAATATTCTTTAGATTTTTTCTCATACTCCCCCATCAGCCTCTCGTTAATCTCCCTAGCCTCATTAACTAACTTCTGACCTTTTTCAATTACTTCGGAAATCGCCTTTTGATAATCTGCCTTTGCGTTTCCTTCTGCCTGTCCTTTCTGAATCAATAATTGATTTCTTTTTTCACTCAAAGCCAAAACATCAACTCTCTGCATTGCTGCAATATTTTCAAGCTTATAACCTTCTCGCTCAAAGTCAGCAACAAAAGCTCCCATGTGTTGACATCTTGCTCTTAATTGGTCACGTTCGGCAGTAAGTTTATCAAGTTGTCCCAGTATGCTTTCTTCATATTCTGAGCTCTTCTTATCGAAGATTACACCCAGCTTTTCAAGCTCAGGACGGAATAATTCAAACATAAACTTCTTATGCTCTGTATTATCATCGCTTAAAAATTTACGAATACCAAATGTTAATTCCGTAGATATTAAATCCATATACTTTGCCGGGGTGGCCTTTACTCCGTCAATAATTGGATTCATTACCTTCTTACCTTCTTCGTCCTTTTCGTAAAGCTTGTATTCAATAGTGCCATTCTTAATGGCTCCACCGATATAGATACGCCTTTCGCCATCTAATAACTGAGTTTCTGTTGTCCAATCTTCACCATACTGAGAGGCATCAGCAAGAGTTGCACGTCCTTGTGTACCCATTTTAATAGCATTTTGCGCAGTAGATTTGCCTTGTCCTGCATTACCTTTAAAGGCTATTACGCCTTGCTTAAACTTATCTAAGTCTAATTCTAAGGCTTTAAAAATTCCGAATCTTTCGGCGGTTACGTTAATGATCTTTACTTGTTTTTGCATTTTGATTTTGTTTTAATTGCTTGTCTTATGACTTTACAAATATACGCAATTCATTATTAAGAAACAATATAAATAACGCTACCAAAAATCGTCTTAATTGTTAATGTATGTTAAATATTTAATGTGCGAATGGCTTTATTTTAGAATCATTTCGTTCCATTCGTAGTTCAACTTACAAATTTTTTTAGGGAACGTAAATTCATTTTTTATTTATTAGATTATATCTTCCGTTTAATAGTTAACTTCTATTAACATCTATTCACGTTTGTTTTATTTTACGTTCCATTTTTTACCTTTTACGTTCCCTTTGTAACTTATTGATATTCAATACTTTATTTTT